CGTACGAGGATTGATAGTGCAGGGTCGGCACGGAGTATGCTCTTCACTCTCCTTGATGATGACGCTATTGCTTCTTACCGCAGATCCCAGATTCAAGGAATTATTGATGGAAACCCTCCTTATAATGACCAGCAACTTAGAGAGTTGGGTCAGGCAGATCGTATCAACGTCAATTGGGGCCATGCCAATGCGAAGGTGGAAGCGGCTGTTATCCCTTACTTTGACATTCTCACTTCTGTTGGTACTTATGCCACGGTTACGACCAAGCATGGCAAGGACATGGGAAAGAGGGAGGAGTGGAGTCGAATCATTTCAGAAGAGTTCCATGATCTCCTTGATCGTGCAAACCCAGGGTTTCTAGCCAATCACCAAGTCGCTCATAAGCAGTTGGTGATTCATGGTCAGGCTTGTATGTATTGGCCTGACGGAACTACGTTCAAGGCAAAGGCTATTGAGCCTTGGAGCCTTGTCGTTCCCAAGGGGGCTGGAGTGAACCAAGATGATTGGGAGTTCTGCTATCTCTTGGACGATATGTATTGCGAGGAACTCTATCGCTACATTGAGAATCCCGATGCGGCAGAGAGGGGCGGCTGGAATGTGGAGCAATGCGAGCAAGCCATCATGGATGCCCGTGTGGATCAGCAAGATCAGCGCAGACCCTACGAGTGGTATCAGAGGGAACTCCGTAACAACGGACTTTATTATTCCTATGCAAAGAGCCGCATCATCAAGGTGGCTCATATGTTCGTTAAGGAATATGACGGAAGGGTGAGTCACTACATCTTTGATCGTCTCAACTCGACGGAGTGGCTCTGCGAGATGCCTTCCCGCTACAAGAAGTTCTCTAATGCCTTCACGGTGTTTTTGAACGGAGTGGGAAATGGCTACTATCATGGCGTGAGGGGACTTGGACAGCAGTTGTTCAAGTGGGCAGAGGCCATGAACCGAATCAACAACTCTCTCTGTGAGGGGGTGATTGTGGACTCTGCGGTGATGATCCAGCCCAACACGGCAAAGGACGCAGAGCAGATCAAGACTGTTCAGATCGGCCCTTGGAAGGTGTTGCCCTCTGGCGTGAACTTTGTCCAGACCTCTACGACAAGCAAGCTCGCTCCTGCAATGCAGGTGGCTCAGTTCTTCCAAGGACAAGAGAGCGACGAAACGGGTGGCTTCCTGCCTTCCGTATCGGGTGGCAGGAAGAAGGGCAATAAGGAAGTTGAGGCTGAGATTGGAGAGAAGAGCCGACTCACCAACACCCGTGCTGAAATCTATCTGCAAGCTCTGGATCTCCACTACAAGGAAGTTTATCGCCGTGCTACCAATCCCAATATTTTGGAAGAAGATCATGGTGGCCCCGAGGCTATTCAGTTCCAAGAGGCTTGCATGAGGAGAGGAGTTCCCAAAGCGGCATTGCTGGATATTGAGAGCGTGAAGGCTACCCGTTCTATTGGACAGGGAAGCTCTGCCGCCCGTATCCAGGCGATGAAGATGATCCAGGAATATCTTCCCCAGCTACCGGAGAGCAACCGCAAGCGGGTGATTAACGCCAACATTGCGGCTATCGCTGGACAGACGGGTGTGGAGACTTACGGAATTCCCGAAGAGACGAAGCCAGAAGGCAACGAGCTTTCGATTGCCTCGCTGGAAAACAATGCCTTCACGGTTGGTGGTCAGGTGCTGATTGATCCCGATCAGAACCACTACGTTCACCTCCAAGTCCACCTGCAGTATTCCGGTCAGATCATTGAGAAGGTGCAGAATCAACAGGAAGATCCGCGTCAGGCTAGTCAGTCTCTTCAGTCTGCCATTCCGCACATCCTCACGCATCTCCAGTTCCTCAAGGAAGACCCGACGAGGGAAGAGCAGTTCAATGAGATCAATGAGCAGACGAGCGAGCTTATGAAGATCGCTGATCAGCTTTATCGCATGGCTGAAGACATGGCACAAAGGGAGGCCGAACAGCAACAGCAACAGTCCCCCCAGCAAGATCCGAAGATGGCAGTTGCCCAGAATAAGATCATGCTGGACAGGGCGAAATTCCAATCAGATGCCCAGATCAAGCAAGCAAAAGCTCAACACCAGATGATGCTTCAGGATCGGAAGACGGCTCAAAAATTGATGATTGACAAGGTGAAGCTCGCTAGCAAGTATTCGTCAATCGCTCCCTAAACCACATGACCACATTCTTAGAGGGAACAAACGATCCCGTAAATCCGTCCCACTACAAGGATACATACCCTGTAGAGATCATCACGATCACGGAGTGCATGAATTTTAATCGCGGAAATGCGGTTAAATACATAGCCAGAGCAGGGCTCAAGAATCCCGATGAGGAGATTACTGACCTTAGGAAGTCGATCTGGTACTTAAACCGCGAGATCGTAAGACTCGCAAAACAAAACGAACATGGACAACCAGCATGACGCAGGAAAGCATGAAGCCACAGAGCAGATTGTTGCTCTGATCTACGAGCGGTATTTGTATTGCCGCACATTCCACGGGAAGGAAAGTGAGATGGCTCTTCTTCTCAAAAACCTCATCCACACAATTAGAGACTGGCAAGCGGAGGACATGGGAGCATGAGTGATTTGAAGGAAATCAAAATATCTAAACGCCCGTACTATCACGAATGCGGCGACGGCTGCTGCCAAGAATGGGGTGAGACGTGGTCAGTCGATGGGGAAGAAGTCGCTACCGGCCCCTGCGAAGACAACCGGCTGCAGCAGCTATTGTCTCACCTTGGCTTCGAGGCTAAGATCGTCAACGAGAACAAGGACGGCGAGGAAGTTTGCGAGCTATGAAAGCACTTGTAATTGATCATGGCCTTTTCACGGCCTTTGCAGAGCGTCTTGCTCAAGAGATGGAAGTCAGGTACTTTGTTCCTTTTGCTGATCGTTCCTTCCCGATCCCTGGACCCGCTTTCTTGGGTGAGGGACTAGAAGGAGTGGAGCGAGTCAACAACTGGGAAGAGCATTTCATGGATGTGGATCTCATTGTCTTTCCTGACGTGGGGTTCATGTATCTCGCTGAGTATTTCCGTAGCCTTGGACTCCGAGTCTGGGCCGCTGGATTTGGCGAGAAGCTAGAAGTCCAGAGATGGAGGGTAAAGGAAACCATGAAGGCTCTAGGATTGCCCGTAGGCAAGGCAGAGCTTGTTACTGGTATGCCAGCCCTCCGCAAGTATCTAGAAGAGAATGATGACGTGTATATCAAGATTTCGGGCTTCAGGGGTGTAGCCGAGACTTTCCATTCCCCCAACTGGAAGGAAGCAGAGCCTCGCATTAACGAGCTATGGGACGCTCTAGGAGGGCTCTGTAATGTGTTTCCGTTCGTCATTGAGCATAAAGTGGAGAGCGTTGTGGAAGCTGGATATGACGGCTATTGCATTGACGGGAAGTTCCCGTCCACTTGCTTAACTGGCGTGGAGGTGAAGGACTGCGGGTATGTGGGAGCAGTTAGAGACTATGCTGATCTCTCAGAGCCCGTGAGGATTGTTAATGAGAAGCTCGCTCCCTTTATGATGGAGGCTGGCTATCGCCAGTTCTTCTCCACCGAAATCCGAGTGACCGACGAAGGCACTCCTTATCTGATCGACCTCACCACACGTTGCCCTGCCCCGCCATCTGCCTTGTTATGGGAGATGGTGGAGAATGTGGGGGAGATCATTTACGAGGGAGCAAACGGAGAAGTTGTTGATCCCGTCTGGAGGGCAAAGTTTGGAGCCTTGGCAGTTATCAAGTCTGCCTTTGCTGAAGAGCGATGGATGCCTGTGTCGTGCGATCCGAAGATCGCAAGATGGATCAAGTGGCGTAATGCTTGCCGTATTGAAGATCAGACCTACATCATTCCCACAACGGGCGTAAGGATGTGTGAAATCGGAGATTGTATTGGCATTGGCGACACTATGGAGGAAGCAATTCGTGCTTGCCAAGAACACGCAAAGGGAGTTAGTGGTTTTGATATTAAAGTGAATACCAACGCACTTCCCGATGCTCTCAAGGAGATTGAGAACGCAGAAGAAAATAACATCATCTTCACCGACGAGAAGTTGCCGAAGATAACCGACCTAATGGAATGACATACGAAGAATGGAGCGCAGATAGCAGCAACTCTACGGAGCTTGCTTTACTCTTGAGGAACCCCGTGCTATCCACGGCCCTCTCTCTTGTTGAGAGCTTTGCTCTCTCAAAGAACTTTGGAACGAATCAAATTCTTGGATGTGCAGATAAGGCCGCAGTCTTGTTTGGCTTTGATGCTGGACGGCATCAGGCCATCAATGACTTGCGAGCATTGGCTGTACCCAAGGAAGAAATCAGAAACATAGTACCAACTTACGACCCAAACTACTAATATGAGCGAAACAGTACCAATGGACATTCCCGTGATGGACACGGGAGGAGCAGAAGAACGCTGGCAGGATACCATATCCCGCCAGCTAAAGCAGAAGCCCAAGATCGACCGAGTGGATTATTCCAAGGTTGAGATTTTGCCTAACACAACTCCCACGGAAGCTCCCAAGAGCAACGAGGTGAGTGATATTGTCAATACCGACAACACCACAAACTTCCTCAAAACTCTTGAGGATAAGGAGGTAAAGAAGACTGTCTCCAAGGAGGAGCCAAGGGAAAGCAAGTCTCTGGATGTGGACTTTGATGTGAGTGACCTTGATCTCT